AGCAGTAACAGTGTACTCTCCGCCATCAGGACCGATGACGACATAATCTTTCAATTCATTTGCCATAAATTAGCCTTAGTTTCTTTTAACCGTCCATCCTTCAGTTCTGGAAGATGTTCCCGGATTTACTGATCTACGACCGTTTCCTCCCGAACGTCCCCTACCGTTGATGTACATAGTCACCCACGCTTTTTCTTCAGCAGTACGTTCATTTTCAGGGACTTGAGAAATTTCTCTGTAATATTCCTGATCCGTATCTGCCCGAGGACGGGGCGGAGGATTACGAGGTCTAGTGGCGTTGATACGAGCACTATCAGCATTCTGTTGAGAGATGTCTAACTGACGATCACGGCGAGGTAGTTGCTCTTGCTGGTTGACAGTCATGTCTCCACCAGCAATAACCGCTCGCTGATCTGAACTCAGATTAGGAGCTGTCAACCCAAGGTCTTCAAGGCCGACACCTAACTCTCGTGCTAGTTTGTCTGTCAAGGCATAGACGTGGGCAATACGATTAGGGTTATCTCCTGCGGCTTGCATCCATCTAGCTACTTGGTTCCGACCAACACGAACGTCATCTCTTTGCCGGTTACGTGCCTGATCTTGGCGCGCCCCTTCCACACTAGCGAGATTGCCTTGCTGGTATTCATTACGCTGAGCCTGCTCAATAAGATTCTGAGCTTCCTCGACATACCCCAGTGCAGCCAACCTTTCAGCTGCCTGATAAGGGTCTTGAGCAGCACCAAACATGGCATCGCCAGCGCGTTCTTGGTCACGTCTAGGAGCGTAAACCGGCTTCCCGCCGGACTGGACAAGAAAGGCATCACCAAGAGTACCTAAGACATCTCTAAGAGTGCCTTTGACTCCAAACATCCCACGACGAGGAAGAATCTCTTCCAGTTCGTCTTCTGTAGGAGCGATCCTATCGTCATTAAGGACGTACCGAGGATCAATGCTCTCACGTACTGGGCGATCATTATAATCGGGAGTCGCCGCCGAAGGACGGTCTTGAGCAGCCGTTACAACAATCTCATTCGGATTGCGAGTTTCTTCCTCGTATTGTCGAAGAATAAGATCGTCTCCAATTCCGGGAGTTAAGTAAGGAGGACGCCTCCTCTGACCAAGTAGTTGAGAAATGTTCAGCATCAAACAACCCCTTTATCAATCTTACTATAATCGACAGTCATATAACCGTCAATAACAGGGCCGAGCGCATCAGGTTGAATACGGGCGACTTCATCAGCCATAACACCGATAAACGGACCACTTTCGTTAATGTAGTGGAATTTATAGATACCCAGTCCGTTACTGTATTCGCCAATCTTGGAGATATTCTTCTTCAATCGACGATCACTTGCTGCAATAGCGCTTGCAGCCTGACCAATGAAACTTCCAAGCCCCGGCTTACTCTTGCTTGTGCTGTTTGACATCCCTTCAGAGAAGCTGTTCGATTTGCCAGAACTGAAGCCGCCAGCCCCAATAATAGAGTCACCGGCTTTCTGACCGACGCCGATTCTACCGAGAAGACGATCAAGATAATTACCAGCGAACTGTTGCTGAAGCCCTGTTCCATACTTTTGAAGAGCTTTACCAGTCGCTCCGGATTGGAATATACCACGGGCAGCAGAGTCGCCCATAATTCTTTCTAGACCCTCACTCTCAGCTAGGTCATAACCTGTAGCCTCCTTATAAGCGTCAAACCCGGTTGTATCGCCGCCCATAAAGGCGTTGTACTCAGTCAGACCTCTCTGGACCTCTCCGAGGAGAGGAGAGAAAGCCTGAGTTACCGGTTCGTATGCCTTATTATAGGCAATATTTTCAGAGGCCGATTGAGACTTCTGAACACTTTTGCTCTTGCTCTTGCTTCCACCGAAAATTTTACTCATTGTGAACCCAATCTTGTTTAGTGAGAATAACTAACTCGTGAGGACCTGCGAATGTTTCTAGAATTCCTTGAGACTTAAGACCTAATTTTCTGTTTAACCATCTAGCGCCAAGATGTTCTTCAGGGGTCAAACCTATTATTACTTTTACATCGTAATCGTTTGTGAATATCTCATAGAGAAATTCTTTAGCCGCTTTTAAAGCATCTTTACCTCGGCTATTGAAGAAATAGTGACCGTAAACTACCCCAGCAGATTGCCTCTCAAAGAGAGCTAAATCGCCCAGATTATTAATCAACGCTACGTTGTCTTCGTTCTTTATCCACTCTTCAGGATAAAACCCGTGAGTCTCGTAATTCTTAGTAGCCTCGAATAGAACATCTGCAGAATATGTCCTCATGCAGAGTACCACTCTGATGTGCCATCACTGGCTAAATTTGCTGACGAATACTGAGAAGCCAAAACCAGAGTAGGACTGCCGTTTATCTGCTCCGCACCATTACCGTCAATCGTAACAGCATTAGCTGAACCATCAACTTTTTGGATACGGATCGTATGATCGAATGTTCCTGCGGAAGCAAGAGTCATCGTGACCGGTCCACCGCTGGCATCGACGAGAACAGTGCCGTCGTCATTAGTAATATCACCACTGGTGGTTGCCACCCTAGTACCAGTCGCAGGAACATTGATCGCATCTACAGCAGCTTGGGCGTCGTCAGCAGCGGCCTGAGCAGCATCAGCGGCGGCTTGGGCATCCTCGGCAGCGTCAAGAGCAATACCGGCAGCAGCGAGAGCGGCTTCGATGTCCTCAATCGCTTGCTCTAATCCATCAAGAAGTTCATCAAGCTCTTTGGCAAAAGTTTGCCAGAATAAATGGAAGGTCGGACTGGCTGTTCGATCTTCTTTAACAAGTTTGATAAATCTGTCTAGTTTAGGAAGGTTAGCCATTAAATCCCTCCATAGGGTTCATTAGCAAAAACACCTGAGACTCGGAATGGAACAGGATCGGTTACTCTGAACTCAACGATAATTCCCGGATATTGAAAATAACCAAGACTTGTCCAGACAGTCCGCAACCCATAACTCCCTTGAGTTCCCAGCCTTGCCTCTTTCCAATTACTCCACTCAAAACCACCATCCTTAGAAAGCCTGAGTGAAATATACGGGTTTGAGTAATCGCCTGATAAGATATCAGTATGTCCCGGATTTGTTCGGATCAGAATATTGCCAAGCTGTTGAGTCCCGCCTTCAATACTAAGGCCGGCTCTAAACCTGCGCTCTAAGACACTACCATAATCATAGTAATTATCAGACCATTGAGATAGTTCGCCCGAGTTAGAAAGGCCAAAATACCCCTCTTCAAAACACTGAGGAAGCCAGTTGTTTTCTCCGTAAGACTCTAATTGGCTCCATGTACTGTGACGAGAATGATAGGCCCAAGTTTCGTCGTCTAATCGCAGGACCAGAAATTCAACCCCATCGATTGAAAACGTCCACAGAGAACGGTTTGTACTATTCTCAATCTTGGTTTCCAACCCCGGATAAGATACAATATCGGTTGGAGTGTTAATACAAACCTGATTTTTATCAGTTACCCACGCCCATGCATCCAAATACTCTGTTGCACATCCTCTAGCCTTAATACCTGTCTGGTAGGTTCTACCCGGAGTGGGTTGGAACGGAAGATCAGGATCACTAGAAACAGCCCAAAACTCTACAGTCTCAGCCCCAAAAAGAATCAGAGTATCTCCAACATATAGAGCGTCTTTGAGTTTGTCAGGAGAGTTTTCAGCAGTAGCAAACGATAAGTCATCAATCGCGCTAGTAAGAACATCAGACCAATAAAAGCGACCCGTATCTGCTTTGATGGCAACTAACCTAGAAGCCCCTACTAAAACCTTGCTGACATCAGCGTCATCAGGAAATGCAACAGTAGAAAAGACAGTTCCGTTGTAGCTATAGATAGGACCACCAGAGTTAACAAAAACTCTGTCTTCGTAGCCTGTAATAGAGGAAGGCCCAGTCCCAGTCAAACTACCAAGCAGCTCTTCTTCAACATAAAATTCATTCCCAGAAACTCCAAACAGGAGTCCTTCAAGAACACCATCAATTTTGTACAGCCGGGTAACAGGACCTTCACCCATTGTTATAGTAGAAGTTTCAAGTCCCGGACGAGACTGAAGCGTTGTCATACCTTCAGACACGGCAAACTCTGAAAACATATTAACAACAGGAAGTTCAGGAAGATCGCCCCGCTGACGTTCGTAGGCAGAGACGCCATAGACTAAAGCAACCATTTTTTATCCTATCGTGTTTCCGTGATTAAAACCATCTGTAGTGGTATCGTAATAACGACCATTAGTATACTGATCTGATGTAAGACGATAAAGAGCTGTTTCTACAGGCATCTCTACAATCTGACTGTAATGTGCCTTAAAGAGCTTAACCATTCTCTGCATCGTGCTTGCTGTCTCAGCCGCGAACGAAGCTGCAAACCTAGGAGCTAATCGTAAACTAAGAAGTGTGGTTAAAAGTTCATCAAACTTGAACGGAAGAGGGCTTTCTGAATTGACAGTAAAGTCTTCAATTTCAACCCACTGGCCTAGATCAGCCCGATAAAACCAATCTTTCACAACTCCATTAGCGTTCAATACAACAGAAGCTGCTGCCTCAATTTTACGTCCATTACCGTTAAGTGTAAGAGTGTTTGTGGCAAAGTTACTAGAGTTATCAACTACTGCCAGCATAGCCCCGTCTACAGGGTTCGGATGAAGGAAGACTTCTTTGTTAGCCGAGAGATTGCACACTAATCGTACATTCATAGGAACAAACGAACTGTCAATGCTAGATGCTACGTCTTGATACTTAGCATAAGTATTGGACAGCCCGTTAATTCCATAAGAGACAGAAGCAAGTTTTACACCGATTTCGTTACCAAAGAAAGACCTGACAAGGGTTTGAAGTTTTCGCAAACCCTCGTCAAGCTGGTCAGTATTAAGAGTTTCACCACTCCCGATCAAACCGCCTTCACGATACGCATCGGTAATGATTTGTCGAATAGTAGTCATCTAATTTCCTTTGTACGCGATTTATCGGTTATGGCTCAATACTCTGTGTTCCGTAACTATTAGTGATCGAGAGAATATTCCCACGAAATGCTTCTAGCTCGACAGACGCACCAAGACCAGTCAGTCTCTAATTTTTACCGCCAGCACCAACAGTTGCCCCATCGGCAATCGAATCTGACCCGTTAGGTGAAATGTGGACTTCCGAGCTGGCTGTTGATACACCATTCATAAAACGCCAACGATGTCCCAATACAACCGCAGGTAGATCGACTGTAATAGTAGTTCCCGTCCCGTTACCAACATGGAAGCGATGGCCGCTC